CTTTATACATAGCATTGACCATGCCAGCTTTAGTCTTAGGTGGTGTTGCAGTTGGAGCTCCACCTACACCTTTGGCTACTGCTGCGACCGCAGGAGCATCAGCATCCTGTGCCTTTGCTTCTTCGAGATCTGTGATATTTTCCTCGTCCTCATCTTCAACATCTTCAACGAGTTCTTCATCACGGAGCTCTTCATTTACGTCGAGATCGATCTCTTCGTTTTTAGTCTCTTCAGACATAATAGTCTCCTTTTTTATAGGATTGTTAAAGTTTTGAGAGGAAATCTTTAAACACTTTCATCTGGGTTTCAGCTAACTGACCCGATGATGAGCGCTTGATCTCAGTCTCGTACTCTTCAATTTCTTGTGCTTTTAGAATGCCGTTTTCCCAGACCCATTCAACACCTTCCATGATTCCATTTACAAAAGCTTCAGGAGCCGATGGATCCTGAACAATATCAACAGTTGAAAGTGTAAAGTCTTCGCCTACGACATTTGCGCCATTACGCTGCACAAGTGTACCCATACCACGACTAGAAACGCCTAACTGACAGCCACCATCAACCAAACCTTTCACAATTTGTCCCATAGGAGTGTCGAGTATTAGCGCTTTTCCCATCACATTATTACCATCCCAATTTAGTTCAGTAATGCGATGCGAAACTTTATCCAAGTTAATTGTAGGTCCATCAGGGTGATTTAACTCACCAACTGCACGACCACGATTAACCTGTTCATTAACGTAACGATTGACCGCCTTTTCCATCGTTGCACGTGGATAGACTCGGCCATTCCGATTCTTCTTTTCAGCCTGCATAAACACACCTTCAATAAAGACGCTTTTTGTACCGTCTTTCTCTTCAGTAATGTATTGCAAACCTTCTTCTAATTGTTCTGTTATGAGTTTCATTTTTATTGCCCCATTAAATCAGCGATTTCTCGCATCGATTTTTCGGCTTCTTTTGCAGACTTAAACTCATCAAGTTTATCACCATCAACATATGCAATAAACTTACTACCCTTTTTGGTAATTACTGCTTCAACTTTATTCTTACTACCAAGCTTCAAAGTCTTTACGACCTTTTCACCAGCTGGTGCTTTAAAAGCCTCATTCAGATTCTGTACTAATGTCTTGAATGTCTTCATCTGGTGTTTCTACTTCTTGTCCGTTATAAACCGTATCTGCAATTTCTGCTCTCTTTGCGTCTAAAGCATTGCTAAGCTTATCATTCATCACATCATTAAAAATGCTTTGTGCCTCTACATTTGAACCAGATTCAATTGCATGTAGCATATTTTCAATTGACATATTATCATTCTCCTTGCATATTATTTATACGTTTTAATATTTCAACAGAGTTACAACTCATCTGTATCAACATCTTCGATATCACCCGATTTAATTTCATCGGCTATTTGGTCATTAATTGCTTTAATATCGTCTTCAGTTTGCTGTAGAATATTCTTTTGTACATATTCTTTTGAGAAATAAGTACCAACAAACTGTTCCATTTCAACCAATAAACCTAATCTTTCTCTTAAGATTTCTGCTTCTTTAAGTTCAGAAAAATACGAATCTTTTAAATAATCAACATTAATGTTTTCTTTAATTTCTTTCCAGTCTTGCTCAGTAATAATACCTTTTAACAATAACTGTGTTCTTAGAAGTTCAAAGAATACGTTAGAAAACTTTTTACGGATTCGATCAATAAACCGTTGAAACTTTACTTCGTCTCGAGAAATTTCACTTGATCTTCCAAGACTAAATTGTGCTTCTTGTTCTAAACGATTTACTGGAACGTTTAAAGACTTATAAAGTTTCTTTTGGAAGTAGATAATATCATCAATCTGCCCAAGGTTTTCTCCTCCAGGCAATGTAGTAATTTCAGTACCTCTACCACCTTCACGACGAGGTAACCAAAAATCTTCTAACATTGACATATGTTTACGATCGTCTTTGATTTCGCCAGTGTTAGCATCATAGACAAGCTTATTACGATAGTTATTCATAATAGACTTAAGGTATTCTTCTGATTTACCCTTTGGTAGGTTACCTACGTCAATATAAAAGATACGACGTTCTGGTGCACGCGATAAACGATAGATAACCAACGAATCTTCCATCATTCGAAGCTGATTCACTGGCTTAATTGCTTTATGCAAATATGATAATACCTTTTTACGTGATGGATCTAACAATCCTGACGTAGTATAACAAATCGCATCTTTATTAATTTTTACGCCTTGATTTGTTTTAGAAAGCGCATTATCTTGATAAATGTAATATTCTTTAGTTGATTTAACAACCTTTGCACCTGTTGCTTGATCTGTTTCGTGTTCTACTTCTTTTACTTTACGAATTCGTGTAGGATCAATAGGACGAAGCTCTAGAATACCTTCTTTAGGATTCTTATCATTAATGATAATATGATAGAATAAACGTCCATCAACATACCATTTTTTATAGATATCATGACCAGAATAATTGAAATTCAATAAAGAAACAATATTCTCAAACTCTTCAGTAATTTGTTTCTTTATTGAATCTGACATTTTTAAATCGTCAGTGACAAGAAATACTGGAGATGAATTAGAATTTGATACAACAGATTCATTTACAATATCTTCAATTGCAGCATCGCATTCTGGATTTTGAGCACAATCGCGATAACGACGAATCAAATCAGCTTCAGATTTATGGTAACCAACGTCCAGCTCAACAAACTGCCCGAAATAGGTACCCGCGCCAGATATCGTTCCCGCACCGTCATCTTCAGATGGTACTACAAACGATTTTGACTTTTTCTTTTCTTCTGCCTCTTCAGACTTTCGTTTTATCTCAAATCCAAAAAATTCCATTTTAATCTCCTACTATGATAAATGGAGAGGCCCGTAGACCTCTCCATATTATCTATACACTAATTAAGATGTAGTATTCGCAGTCCAATATTGAACTTGAAGCTCTACAGTAAATTCTTCAATAGTGTTTTCTGTGTCAAATGATACATCAATTGCGCTTACGTTAGTTGGCCATATACCAACAAAGTTGTAAGACTTAATCTTTGAACCATCTTTGTCAAGTTGATGAACTGCAGCATCAGCATAGTATGCCGAAGGATCAACAGCACCAGTATTTGCTTGGTGATTGTTAATCAGGTTCATCCACTCTTCAAAAGAGTTACGAAGATCAAATGAAGTATCATTCATAATTGTTACAGTCCATGGTTCGAACGTCCGGTCACCAGCAATCTGGAGTTGACGTCCACGGAATGGTACAGTAATAGGAGCAATGATCGATGCTGGAAGCTGTGCTGCCTTGATCAAAAATGCACCAATTTCTGTGTTACCATTTACACCAGCTGGGAATCCCATATCTACCTGAAATAGATTAGGACGTGCTCCACCGCCGGTCAGTTTTGACTTAAAGTCATCTACGCCGAGAATAGCCATTGTTTACTCCTTATTGACCGATAATTTCAGAGAATTCAACACCAGTACGAGTGGCGATGAAATTCAATGTAATAAAGTTAATTGAACGAGCCGGCTTGATGTAGATGTCTGCAACGAATCGATTGGAATCAACAACTTGTCCAGTATTGTTTGTCTCATCACAAACAACGAAGAAGTCGGTAATACCACGGCGACCCTGTACATCACGCAAGAATGGCTCTACTAAGTTACGGAACTGAGCGCGTGTGAATTCATCATTGAACTCAAACAACTGGAACTTAGCAGCTGTTGCAATTGCTTTTTCCAAAGTAATAAACAAACGACGTACGTTAATACGATCAAATGCCGATGGCTTAGACAACGCTGTCTTATCGCCAAAGAGCACAGTACCTTCACCTGGGAAAGAAACAAGTGGATTAACACGAGCTTTATAAAGATTATCACGATCTGCTTTCTTAGGATTGAAAGCTAGCTTAGTTACACCAAGCAATTGTCCACGTGTAAATCCAGCAGGTGAGAACCATGCATCTGCAACTTCATCTGTGTTTGCACAAAGACCAGCAACGTGACCAGCAGCAGGAATCCAACGATATACGTCATTGTACTTATCGTAGACTTTTAATGCTGTTGAATCAATAACTGCATATGAAGTTGAAGTAAGTTGATCAGCAAACGCAATCACATCCTCAGCTGGAGTCGCAGTACCAACTGTATCAGCCATTGGTGGTGATACAAATGCTACAACATCTTTACGTGACTCAGCAATCGCGATCAAATCGTTAGCAATAGTAACATCATCGCCACCATCAGCGCCAGGTACGGCGAATAATAGGTTAACATCAACTGTTTCAGCATCTTCAAACAAGTCATATCCAAGCTGAATTTCTCCAACATCTGGAGCATTGTCATCTGTACCGCCTGAAAGAGACTCTGTAATTGCTACATCTGCAAGAGTAATTGCAGATCCCCACCAGATATAATCCGATGTTTGATTAATTACTTCAGGATAATAGTTTGTAGAACCGTCATCTTTCTTTGCGCCAGCAGTTGATGATGCAAATTCGAATGTTTCGAGAATATCACCAGCAGTGCCAGTCCATTCTCCATCTTCGTCAACTACTACAATATGTACTTCGTCGGCATCAATAGGAGCTGAGTCAAACTGCGCAGCATATTCCCATTTAACTGTGACAGATACACCATTAAGATCTGATGCAAAAGCCGAGTCGAGTGTTACAGTTTGTCCACCGTCATCAACAGCAGTAACTGTACGAGTACCGGAAGAACCAGCATCTACAATTGAACCAACAGCAAATACATCTTCAACCGCTGCACCAGATGCATCAAGAGTTAACTCGGTGCCTGATGTAGAAACAGTAGCTGACTGTGAAAATCCGCCTTGAGGACAGATTGACACTTTTAATGAGTTACCCAAAACTCCTGGATATTTTGCAACCCAATGAGCAGTAGTGGTAACACCATCTTCGTAATCGTCTCGATTCTTAACTAGAACACCTGTTCCAGCAGAATCGGCATTAAGGTTGCCTGTGGCTACACGGACAACTTTTAGGTTATCGCCATACTGAAGAAAACCAGCTGCAGTATAATAATACTCGTAAGTATTTGCATCTGGAGTTCCAAAGATAGAGGCGAGTTCTTTTTCAGAACCGACAGTAACAATTTGTTCTACCGGTCCCCAGTTAAAAGCACCAGCAAAACCACCAACTGAGGTAGATACTGCCGGCACAACGTTCGTAAGATCGATCTCACGAACCCTTACGCCAGGTGATACTTGAAAAGACATAAAAGGACCCTCTTCCAAAAGAATTTATGATAAGTTACATAATACGATGAATCACTAGTAATATTTATAAATATGCAAATTTATATCAAATTGGTGTTAACTGTTTCCCAAACCATTCCACCTTCAACTTCATACTTGTCATTTTCGCTTTCACCAATATAACCTACAGGCACTAGCTCATCTTCCATTGCTTGTACTTTTTCTTGATATAACATATCTTTCATATTAATGTCTGTCATATGAGAAAAGAAATCAGTAACAGCAAACCAACCAAAAAGCACTAAGTTCATGACTAAATCATCATGGTTACCAGGCCTAGCTTCATAAGATGATCCCTTAGCTTCAAATGTAGATAACTCAATAATCGTATTAGCGTCTACAATAGTTAATTTATTTTCTTCAACCATATCTTTCATAGTTGAACAACCAATGCGCTTAATTTTACGAGTCATTGTCACACCAATCGAATTGGCTTTTACTAAAGATTCAACAAATACGTTTTCATATTCTAAGTCGTAATATAGTCCATTACAAACAACTGAACCCTGATCATTACTTTCAACAATAACATATGCATTATTATACATGCTAGCATATTTGTAAATTAAATCAGGTAATAACAATGGGGATATCATATTATCTTGAAATACACCCACTTGTTTAAATGGCCGTGCAGTAACATCAATAATATTAAATGTTGAATAATCTTGGCCACGCCCCTTTGCAACATCGACAAACATCATATAATCATGATTAGATATAGCATCTTCATAGAGCCGCACGTTTTCTTTGACATAAATTGGATCTTGTGCTTTTAATTGTAGTAGCTTATCACCAGATATTAACGTATTACCAGTTCCGTGGAAGGTATTTCCGAATTCTTGTTGGAACTGCAACTCAGAAGTATTAGCAATTGTTTGTCGCTTCCACTCATCATCTCTTCCTGGAACGTCCCACCAGTCAACTCTGAAAGGTTTAAACTCGTTTGTTCCCTGCACTGCACCTTCCCAGATCTTATGATATACGTTTCCGATTCCATTTGCAGTAGAGGTGATGATAACTCGAGTTGATTGTCCAGCCGACACAACTGGATAAGTGGAAGTGTAGAACTCTGAATCGTTATCCACGAAGGCAAACTCGTCGAGGAATAGGAGGTTGACAGACATACCTCGAATGGATGAGCCTGAAGTGGCAGCAGCAATAATACGACTATTATTCGAAAATTCAATGGAACCCTTATTTAATGCTTTGCATCCTGGTTGTAAAAAGAACGGTAGGTTTTCGAGCATAAGAGTGACTCGCGCCAACATTTCTCGAGACGTCGAGCCTTTGTTTGCCAGTACTGCGATTGTTTTTTCTGAATGGAAACACGCGTACCAAAGTAAATATGCAACAGAACTAATAGACTTACCTGACTGCCGACAAGCAAGTACAATACTAAATCTGTTGGAATTAAAGTGGTCAAACATTTTCTCCTGGTAAGGATATAATCTAAATGGTACTAAACCTTTATCGAGTGAAATAACCTTAAGGTATTTAGTTGCGAAATAGACTGGATCGTCCATACATTTTTTATACTCTTTAACTTCTTCTTGAGTATAATTATGCTGAACACCGTCTCGCTTGACGTTAGGATTTCCAAGATAAGTTTCATTATTCATGATCTATTGGTTTTTCATTATGTAACATTTTTTGTAATTCGGTTGTAGATCCAACAAACAAATTGTTATTTGTCACACTACTTGTTTCTTTCTTTTCTTCGTCTTCTAGTTTCTTTTTGTTCTTCTGAAGATCCATTAATTTGTCAGTCATGTCAGAAACATTCTTTAACATATTACCAAGTACTTCATATGCTCTAGGATGTTCTGCTTCTGACGCTAATTGCATCATGTCATCAATTGCATGTTGACCTTTATCAACTAGATTACGATATGTTTCACGTGAAAACTCGTAGTCATCATCGATATCAGTTGTTTTTTCTTCGGGAGGTACTGGAAGATTTTTAGATAACTTGTCTTGTAATGATTCTTTTTTAATCTTGTTCGTCATTGTCTATAGTATCCCAC